AAATGAAAGATGCTTACAAAACCCGCATGGGTAAAGGTTCAACCGCCGTTCTTCACGATGAAGACTAGGAGAGAAAAATGAAACTAATTAGCGAAGAAGCAACCAACGTAGAGTTTCTTACCGAAGCCACAAAAACTGGTAAGAACTATTTCATTGAGGGTGTCTTCATGCAAGCCGAAACCAAGAACAGAAATGGACGAATATATCCAAAAGATGTTCTTGTCAAAGAGGCAAAAAGATACACTAAAGAGTTTATCGAAAGTAAGAGAGCATTCGGTGAACTTGGGCATCCAGATGGGCCGACTGTAAATCTTGAGAGGGTTTCTCACATGATTACAGAACTCGTAGAAGTAGACCAAAACTTCATGGGTAGAGCCAAAATTATGGATACTCCATACGGAAAAATAGTAAAGAACTTAATTGATGAGGGTGCTCGTTTGGGTGTTTCATCAAGAGGGATGGGCTCATTGAAGCCTGGAAAGGATGGTATTCAAGAGGTACAGGGCGATTTTTATCTCGCTACTGCAGCCGACATTGTTGCTGATCCTTCGGCCCCAGATGCATTTGTTGCCGGAATTATGGAAGGTAAGGAATGGATTTGGGATAATGGTCTTCTCAAGGAAAAACAGATCCAAGAGTATAAAGACCAAATCGAAAAGTCTTCAAGAAAAGACAGAGAGCAGACACTCGTTAGTGCTTTTGAAGACTTCATCAGTAAACTTTAAAGTTTATATTCTTATAAATAATAATAGTAAATTTTATTACACAAAATAGGAGATTTTCAATGTCTGAAGAAATTTTGGAACAACAGTCTGAAGAACTGGAAGAAGAGCAACAAGCTGTGGCGGAATCTTCAGATGAAGAAATCTTGGACGAAGCAAAAGCCAAGTCTGAAGAGATGGAAGATGGCGACGAGGAAGAGGAAGAAGAAGAGATGGAAGAAGCTGTTTCTATTCCTAAAACCAAAGCCGGAATGATTAAAGCACTTTATGACCAGTTAAATGGTATGAAGAAAGCAGATCTTTCTGATTCCTTTGCAAAAATCATGGGTTCAACTCTTAAAGAGGAAGACGATATGGAAGATGAAGAGGATGAGGAAGAAGAAAAACCAATGGAAAATAGAAAACTCAAGAAAGAAGATCTTGAACTTAATGTCAAAGATGACATTGATGCCATCACAAATGGTGAAGAACTTTCTGAAGAGTTTAAGACCAAAGCTTCCACAATCTTTGAGGCAGCCGTATCTGCTAAAGTCATCTCTGAAGTAAACCAAAGGGTTGAAAAATTAGAGGAAGACTATAAAAAAGAGTTATCCGAAGCAAAAGATGAGTATCAGAAAAACCTCACAGAAAAGACCGATGGTTATCTGAACTATGTAGTTGAGGAATGGATGAAAGAAAACGAACTTGCAGTCGAAAAAGGTATTCGTTCTGAGTTAGTAGAAGATTTCATGTCAGGACTCAAGAATCTTTTCACTGAACATTACATCGACATTCCAGAGGAAAAAGTTGACCTCGTTGATGACCTTTTCGAGAAGGTTGAAGACCTCGAGCAGAAACTTGATGAGTCAATTAATGCTAATGTCGAAACAAAACAAGAACTTTCAAAGTATAAGAAACAAGAAGCTCTTCGTGAAGTAACTGAAGAACTTGCTGATACAGAGAAAGAAAAACTTGAAAAACTTTCAGAAGGTGTAGACTATGAGGACGACGAGCAGTATAAAGAGAAGCTCGAAGTAATCAAAGAAAATTACTTTCCAAAGGTTGTTGCAGAAACTACTCAAACAATAACAGAAGAAGTTGAGAATAACGAAACTGAGATAGTTGAGGAAGTTGAACCTTCAGTTGATTTTTATGCAAAAGCACTGAAGAAACATAATATTTAATTTTTAACCCAATTACTTTTAAGGAGATATTACAATGTATCTAGCTGAAGGACTACAAAAGAAATGGGGCCCAGTCTTAGACCATGAGGACATGCCTAAGATTAAAGACCCATATCGTAAAGCGGTTACAGCCGTTCTCTTGGAAAACCAAGAGATTGCGATGAAAGAACAAGGAAATCAAGGACAAGGTTTCTTGACTGAGGCCATTGGTAACTTGGCCCCAAGTGCTGCATCTCATCCATCACCAATAACGTATGCCGATCCTGTCATGATTTCCATGATTCGTCATACAATGCCAAACCTCATGGCTTATGATGTTTGTGGTGTACAACCAATGACAGGTCCAACTGGACTCATTTTTGCAATGAGAGCAAAATATGATTCTCAAGATGGAACTGATACAATGTGGAATGAACCAGATCCCGCACATTCAGGTAATGCTGGTGCTGCAGGTTCCTCTGGAACAGCTGGTGTTGCTGGTGCACAAGATGGATCACCTGCACTCGCATTAACAAATAGTGGTGGTCAAACAACGGCAACTGCAGAAGCCTATGGTATCACAGGTACAGGCGGTACAGCTGCAGAAGACTTCCAACAGATGGCTTTCTCAATCGACAAAGTTACTGTCACAGCTAAGACACGTGCACTCAAGGGTGAGTACACAATGGAATTAGCTCAGGATCTTAAAGCCGTTCATGGTTTGGATGCTGAAACAGAATTGGCCAACATCATCTCACAAGAGATTTTGGCTGAGATTAACCGCGAGGTTATCCGCACAATTTATTTCTCTGCAGCACACGGTGCACAACATAACACAACAACAGCCGGTGTTTTTGACCTCGACACAGATTCTAATGGTCGTTGGTCAGTAGAGAAGTTCAAAGGTTTGATGTTCCAGATCGAGCGTGAAGCTAATGCAATTGCAAAGGCCACACGTCGCGGTAAAGGTAATATCATCATCACATCCTCAGATGTTGCATCTGCAATGGCAATGGCCGGAGTAATGGACGGAAGTGGAATTGATGACACAGGCAACACCTTTGTCGGAACACTCAATGGTCGTTATCGCGTCTACATTGATCCATATTTTAGTGCATCCGCATCAAATTTCTTTGTTGTTGGATACAAAGGTTCCAGTGCTTATGATGCTGGTATTTTCTACTGTCCTTACGTTCCATTACAAATGGTTCGTGCGGTTGGTGAGAACTCCTTCCAGCCTAAGATTGGTTTCAAGACACGTTATGGTATGTCAGCCAATCCTTTCGCCACACAAACAGATCCTTTCACGGATTCTGTTGGTTTGGGAACTGGTGCAAACCTTTACTACAGAATTGTCAGAGTTGACAATCTGATGTAATCAATTCTCTTGGGTTTCGCTACACCAAGGGATCGTTAAGAAGAGGGGAAGTCGGGAAACTGGCTTCCCCTTTTTTGTTTTTGATCCTTACTAAATATACTAGAAAGGATACTATGTCAGCACTTCAAAACTTACCAGACAATTTTAGTTACCTATCTCCTATTGGATTTAAATTTTCTCTGCAAAATTTTCCAGAGGTGAACTACTTTTGTCAGTCTGCCAATATCCCAGGCATATCTCTAAGTACTATTCCAATAGCACTACCCCTCAAAGATATTGAAGAGCCAGGAGATAATGTATCCTATGAAGAGTTGACAATTCGTTTTGTAGTTGATGAAAACATGAAGAACTGGTTATCTATATTTGATTGGATAACTGCTCTTGGATTTCCAACTCCTGAATTACAAAAGGAAAGACAACTACTGAAACAAAACATGGAATTGAAAACTGATGCTGTATTGACAGTATTGACCAGTAACATGAATGCTCAAATGAACTTTAAATTTCAAGAGTGTTTTCCAATCAATCTATCTGCAATTCAATTTGACAGTAGTTTGACCGATGTTGAATATGTGACCGCTGATGTTTCCTTTAGATATGACATTTACCAAGTTCAAAATCTATTGAACAATGAAAAATCTTATCAAGGAGCTCCCATAAATCGTAATGCATAGGAGGTGATTTGAAACTTGAAGAAATTCAAGAACTTTGGAATAGGGATCGTGATATAGACATTGCAGATCTAGGAATAGAATCTGTAAGAATCC